ATAAAGACTGCATTAGTTCCCGCTGGTGTTCGTAAACGTTATCCCCAGCGTGGGGCTTTGGAATAGCAACAACTGCGGCAGAGGATGGCACAATCATTATATCCATCTTTGGATGATCAGCAATAAGAATATTGCCATCAAGAGTTTTCCGCATCTTAAGCTCAATTGTAGCTTGGATTTCCCTAGGCGGGGTTCCTATTTTAATTGTTAATGGCATCAGATTTATACTCATTAACTAAATTTTGAAGCTTTAAGACCGTTTTCAATTCTTTGTCTCCAATATTCGAGACATTAATACTTTCTATCTGTTCTATAATTTTTCTACTATTCGACACCATTGTTTCATCAGAGGAAACCTCTTCAGATTTTAAAGAATCCAATACGGCTGTTTTGATCCTTTTTAATTCTTCAAACATCGTTACTTTAAAATCAGCGTCATCGTTATTGAAAGAAAAAATATACTTATTTAATAAGTTCTTTTGTTCGGACAAGAGTGTATCATATTGGTCATTGAACTTTTCAATAAAGTTAACGACAACCAAGTTATCAGTTGGAACTAGCTGGTCACCCTTAGGGTCACTGGAAGAAGTTAAAACCTCTAACACTCGCTGCTCCATAATAACTTTCTGTTTAACTGGTGTTGTACTACTAAAAATTTGTGCTATGGTAGCGAAGGATCGATAGTTTGGAACAAAGTTTGAAAAAACGGAAGAGCTTATATCTTTGTTTATTTTTCCAATAACAACCGATTGCTCCTCAAAGATCTTTTGCTTGTCTAAACTATTATAGGCATCCTTGGCACGATGAATAGTTTTTTCGGCAGTATAATTATCAAACCCACTCTTCTCGGTCAATGCCCTGTAGCACTGAAGTTCTCTTTCCAAGACCGCACCTTGGCGAAAATGCTCCCGAAGAAGGGTAACAATTTTATTCTTTGTTGAACTATCTTTATCGATAATTGCCTTAGACATTTCTCTAATAAGCGCCTCAAAGATAAACGCAGTATTTCTTTTCTTATTATGTTTTGTCTTCATGTTTTTTATCCAACTGAGTTATTAAGGTTTTGATGTCTTTGTTTGTCTCTGTTATTAAATCTTCTTCTCTTTTAACAAGACCAGCACTGACAATCCCTCTGCCCAAAGGACCCAGTTCTCCTGCTACACCCTTAAATAGTCTTGATTGTCCCGGATATGCCGCTTTTTCTCCAGCAGAGGCAAGGGCGCTTCTCTTTCTTGGTCCGCTGCCCGACCTTCTGTCCAGTTTGACAGGGATATATCCATCATCTCTTTGTCCCGGCTCAGCAAGCAATGGCCCAGCGTCTTCTTCTTCGCCGCCGCCAAGATCATCGCCGCCCAAATCGTCACCACCGAGATCATCTCCGCCTAGGTCATCGCCTGAGTCAGTCATGGCTGACTCCGTCGCTGTACCTGTGCCATCAATCAAAGCTGTATGCTTAGCGTCGCCATACTGTTCACGCATAATTCGAATAACTTCATCGTCATCCAACTTAAAGATGTTCTTGTAAATCCATCGTTTAGAGAATAGTCCATCAGTTGCTGCGCCGGCAATGTCAAATCTTGTCCGGAGATGTTCTAGTTCTTGCAACTCTGCAATTTTAGATGGATTATTGAGTGTTAAATTAAACCCAGTCAGATCTTCATTTCGATAACCTAAAGTATATAAGTGGATTACACATATCTTTTGGATTTCAGCTATCGCTACTCGCTGCAACCTCTGGATTGTTCTCGCAAACCTAATATCTTTTTGAGCTAGAGTTGCTTTATCCTCGACGGCATCAGCTTGGGCGAGGTAAGCCTTTGGTATTTTAATTGCTGAAAACAGTTTGTCTCTTAGGTAGTTAACATCCTCTATATCACCTGTAAAAGCACCACCTGCCAAAGTTTCAATCCTAGAAGAATTACCGGCTCGGACGGGGATATAATAATCCTCATCAATGCTCATAGCGTTATATCGAAGATCTACCCTTCCAGTATCTGGATCGACTATTTGATTCCTCTTCATCTGAGTTCTGACTTGCTCTATGTATTGCTCCACATCCTCAACGGGGATATTCCCAACATCAATGTAGAATACACGGCGCTCAGGAGACCGGACAATACGATATGCCATCATCGCATCTTCCAAGAGAATCAACTGTCTCCAAATACGACGAGCAGACTCTAAGACCGATGTGCCATAGGGAACATACTTATCATTTCCCAAAACACGGAAATGCGCTATCTGCCAATTTTCAAATGTTACGCCGGGATCATCAGCGCCGTTCCAGAAATACTGTATATAATTGGGATTAGTTTCGTCTTTCCCTTCTATTCTCTCTATTTCCCTGACAGGTAGCGGAATAACATTTGTGATCCCCATATCGTCGTCAATGTCCAAGTAAAGGAAATAGTCTCCGTACTTGCACATGCTCCTAGCCCAACCAAACAAGTTAGATTCGATATTTAACACACTATAAAGCAGAGTGTGTAGAATTTCTTTTATTTCTCTATTTTGACAATCAATATGAACAAGTGGCGTGATCTCTGATGAGGTAGTTATCTCATCCGCATAAACATCAAGTGCCGAGGCTAGTTCGGGTGTGTATTCCATCTGTTCAAAGTCAGTATACCGTAAAGCTTTATCACGGTCCATAAGAGTTTTATTTTGTAAGCCCGAGAAAGGATTATAATACTCACGTTTTTTAAACTCTTTACCAGTATTTGTCTTAAATTTGTACTTTTTAACAGTTCTTGCTGTTGATCTAACAACAGAAGGTTGATTGTAATCTACTATTGGCCCACTAAAGAGACGGGTCAGACGCTTAAAAAGAGTTGACTGAACATTTCTTGGGTTTTTATTGTCTTGGTTGTTATCTGCCATTTTTTATCCCTTTATAATCCATGATAAATCGTAATTCTTTCCATCAGTCCCTGTAAAAGTATTTTGATGTTTTGATGGGCTTCTATACCCTTGTTGTCCTTCAATTTTAGTATGGAAGTTTTTTGTATCTTTCATAATTCCTGCTATCATTGCTTTTTTGTATTCTACTTCTCTTTTGTTAACAGTTAAAGCTGTGTCCCGTACCCAGCACCCTATAGAACAGGCAATAACAAGATCATCATTATAGCCTCTCATTCCCTGCGGCCTGCCATTGTGCCATACAAACGTCTTGATTTCATTAGCTAGGCGCATAGAATTAATAGTAATTAGTTTATTCCTAACGAATTCCTCAAACTTCGATATAACAAGTGGTCGTGTTTTCATAGACATAGTAAATCCAGCAACACCCCCTATAGCCTCCGCAGTGGCTTGATCAACATACTCGTGAGTAGATCTCACACTGTAATATATGTTATTATATTGCAAATCTTCTAATCTGTTCAGCACACCAATGCCTAAAGAGTTATTTTCTATAACTAAAAGAGCCGTATTATATTCTTTTCCTATTTCTGAGAGCAGAGGAGCAAACATATCAGGTGTTATTTTTCCTTGATATTCCGCTACTTGCTCCATAGTTTGCAAATCAAAAACCTGACACACACTGAAATCTGACCCATCACCACGAGCAACATCAGCAACAGCTAAATATTCCTTATCAGGCTCTGGCCCTTTCCATATCCAATAATTCCTATCAAAACCTGTTCTATGCCGAGGGTCGTTACAAGCCTCTAGGATTCTTTTTAAATCATCTCCGTGAACCACTGTCTCGCCAGAGGCATTAAAGTTACATTCAAGCTCTTGAGCTATCTCCCTTTTCGACATATTTCGAGTTTCTTTCTTAAACCACTCGTCATTTCTCTCTGGGTGTACTGACCAAGGTAACTTCATTGGAAAAAAATCATTCTTTTTCTCCTCAGCCTCAACATAGCTCTTGTGGAACCAATTACCAACACCATATGGAGTGCTCAAAGCTATACAACCACCACCAGTTGAGAGAGTTGGATATAGTCCCGCCCACATCTCATCCAGACCTTCAACAATCGCTGCCTCATCAACAACAAGTAAAGAAAGAGCTTCGGAACGTCCAGCATCTCCAGAGGTAGAAGATGCCTTAACTTGTGATCCGTTAGATAGCTCGAAAGAATTTCTATTATCAATCTCTATGGAAGCGATCTTTAGCCACTCAGGGAGATGCTTGTAGATAGCTTTTGCTTTTTTGACAAGGTTGGCTGCTGTTCCTAATTTGGTTGCCACTACTAGAACATTTTTATCTCGATGAAACAACAGGAGCCAACATACATAAGCTGCGACTGTTGTAGATATTCCAAGCTGTCGGGCTTTCAGAATTATCGTAAATCGATTGTCTTTAAAGTTATCTAAGACTTCCTCCTGAAACTTGTACATTTCAAAAGGGATTAATCCATGAAGTGGGTGTGATATTTTTGCGTAATTATTAGCAAAATAAACTGGGTCTTTGCCCGAACGGACAACCTCAGCCATTAATTCTTTTTTTGTTAGAGTCATTTACGCCTCAGGCGTATCTGGGTTCTTAGGTGCTTTGTTGGCTTTTTTTGTACTATGGAGTTCTGTAAACTTTTTAATAGCTGCATCAACGTTATCTTTAGAGGCTTGCCCGTTTGGTGCTACGTCTTCATCCAAATTTCCAATCTTATATTGCTTAGTTGCCTGAACCCAGTTTCTAACCCGAGAGGTACTCTGGACCATGACATCTGCTGCGGATACCTCGGATAAAGATACAGAAGATTTTGTTACTTTTTTATATTCCTTTTTCAAGAAAGATACAATGTCTGTAAACTTACGCTCAATCTCATTCTCGAACTGATTGCGAGGATGAAGTTCGTTTAACATCACTTCACTTTGATATGAAACGATTAACTTGTCTGCGGAAAATTTAACTCCAAAGCCATCCATAATGCGACTGTCCAAGATAGGGTGCCCTTCTTCCCTCTTTAAACCAGCAGAGATCGGCTCGCCATTGTTATCTAGCGCTCCATCGTAAGCGTTTGCTGCGGCTTGCGAAAGCCCTTGTACTATGTCTGAAATGCTAGCCATTATTATTTTCTCCTCGATAATGCTATTTTAAGATTCTCATCAGTGGGCCGCCAACCATCTTTCCATCGCTGTTCTTCGTGTTCCACAAAATCAACATAACATCGATAGCAGCATTGGAACCTATTCATATATAGGTCGTCTTTTGATGAAAATGAGTATGTTTTACATATCGGGCAGGTCCTTGATGGTTTTTTGGCACCGGACCTCTTTTTAATGATTGCTTCACCGGCTTCAATTATCTCTTTTGTTTTTTTTATGCCAGTTTTCTTGTGGTTACGGCTTTTAAGTTGGGAAAGATATATTTCCTCTTTCTCTTGCCCCCAGTCAGAGCGAAAGTCTTGAACTGTTTGTTTTCCATATTTTTCTGTTATTGCCTTCTCTACAGATGCAATATAATTATAATCCTTTTTCTTGTCACTCAACGCTGGTACACTGCGTGAACGATGCCAATAGACATCCCCGCTCCAATAACTAAGCCAGTAACAATTCCGACTGTTCCACGATTCCTGTCAAACCAAGAGTTGTTTTTATTAAGTTGTTCTTCTAGTTTGGTGATGGAACGAATGTACGTCACCTGCATCTGAGTGCAGACCTTTTGGTCCACCGAGCACTCGGCTATTTTAGCATTGGTATCAATTTTC